TCTGGAGTATCATTTGATGATGCACAGGAAACTTATACTGCTAGATACACTCACGAGACTGTAGCTTTAGCATTTGCTATCACAGAGGAAGCTATCGAAGATAATCTCTACGACAGACTTTCTGCTAGATACACAAAAGCTTTAGCAAGATCTATGAGTAACGCTAAGCAAGTAAAAGCTGTTGAGCCTTTAATCAACGGTTTACCTTCAACTGCTACATTTAAATCTGGAGATGGGGTGGCATTATTTTCTACTGCTCACACTACATTAACAGGACCAAATGTACAAAACACGCTAACTACTCAGGCGGACTTAAACGAAACTTCATTAGAAAATTCTCTAATTCAAATTGGAAAATTAACTGATGAGAGAGGTTTAAGAATTGCAGCAAGAGGATTGAAAATGATCATTCCTTCTGAGCTTCAGTTTACAGCTGAGAGATTGATGAAATCTCAAGGTAGAACTGGAACAGCTGACAACGATATCAATGCTATCGTTTCTATGGGTATGGTTCCTCAAGGATACAGAGTGAACAATTACCTAACAGATTCAGATGCGTTCTATATCTTGACAGACGTACCAAATGGTATGAAAATGTTCACAAGAGCTCCATTGACAACTGCAATGGAAGGTGACTTCGATACTGGAAACGTTAGATACAAAGCTAGAGAAAGATACTCATTTGGAGTATCTGACTTCAGAGGTATCTTTGGCGTAGAAGGTGCGTAATCAATAAATTTTATGGGGCCGCCTCAAACGGCCCCATTTACAAAATTAAATGGTGAGAACATGAAAAAATTTAGAGTCCAAATATTCGCATATCAACTAAAAGCAGATTTTATTATTGAGTCTTTAGACGGTCCCATAGACATAGAAAACGCTATCATTGACAAACTTGGAAAAAATGATATAAAATGGGAGTCTCTTGGAGAAATGCATGATCCAAGAGTAAACAGAATAACCTATGAGGAGGTTATAGATGGAGGCGATAATGCAACAACTGGAGACCCTTTACACAAAGAAAAAGGGACTAGATCTTCAATGGGAGCAGGAGCATCTGAAAGAGGGTAGATATACTCTCGATATGGTTAAGATTGACAGAAAAGTCAGAGAAGTAATTAGCCAGATCAAACTTGCAGAAGCAGAAAAAGCTAGTGCACAAAATAAAATAGATGATGCGGCTCCTCAAGTTTCTGTAGCTACTTAATAAAAAGCTACATCGTTGGAAAAATTCAATCCACATTACAGGCTCTCTTGCGCTCTACTAAAATCTAGTATATAAATACTTTAAATAAATTGGTTATCGTAAAAAAATAACTGGCGTGTAGGAGGCGCTGATATTATGACAACACACTTTACTTCAGGAGTCACAAATGTGAAAGCAGAAGGAACTGGTGGAAGACTAAAAACACCTGATCCTATCAAGTATCACATGTACCATAACGACTTCGATAAATTTGTAGCAGCTGATTATACAATCACTACTACAGAAGCTGGAACAGGTTCAGCTACAGAAACTGTAGCGACTGGCGACGGAGGCTTACTAGTTATAACTAACGCAGCAGGAGATGATGATTTAGATGCTTTACAATGGAAAGGACATGCGTCCGGAACTATTGAAAACTATAAATTTGAAGCAGGCAAAGATTTATTTTTTTCTTGCAGATTTAAAGTTAGTGATGCAACTCAAACAGATTTAGCTATTGGGTTACATATCACCGATACAGATCCTTTTGGTGGTGTAACTGATGGTATATTTTTTAGAAAAGCGGATGGTTCAACATCATTAGAGTTTGTAGTAGAAAAAGACTCAGGAGAGTCTACATTAACTACTGCTACATTAGCTGATGATACTTTTGTAACTATTGGTTTCTATTATGATACTAAAGATAGATTGTTTCACGTTTACAAAGATAATAGAGAAATCGGAACTGTTGTAAATACAAATGCACCAGATGATGAAGACTTAGCTATTTCTTTTGGAATTAAAAACGGAGAAGCAGCAGCTAAAGTTCTAACTCTTGATTACATTAATGTAGCCAAAGAGAGAACAGCTAATACTGAACTGTAATAAGTAATAGTGTGGGCTTCGGCCCACACAAACTTTAGGAGAAAAAAATGTCAACAGACGTAAAGGCAAAACATTTTAAATTGTTCGGTGCAGTAACTACTCACATAGCTGCTGCTCAAACTTTAGGTGGTGCTGGTAATTTTACACTAGCTAACACAACAGTAGGTAATTTACCTCAGACTATTACTTTTACTTCAACAGGAAATATTTCTGGTGTTACAATGACGATCACTGGAACTGATCTTAATGGAGATGCACAAACTGAAGATATTAGTGGTCCTAATAATAACACTGTAACCTCTACAAACAAATTTTTAACTGTAACTCAAGTTGCAGCTGATGCAGCTGTCAGCACAAATACCTCTATTGGTATTACAGGGACTGCTAAAGAGGGAATAGTTTTTGCAGGCAGAACTAGAATTAGAGGTTTACATGGAGTTAGTTCATCAACAGCAGGATCTATGGTTTTTAGAAACACTTCTACTTCAGGAAGTATTTTGTTAGAATTAGATACACCCAATCAAGACGATTTTATTGATCCATATATACCAGATGATGGTGTTTTATTTGATAGCGGTGCATATTTAAATGTAGGGGATGGAGTAACAAGCGTTACAGTATTCTTTGATGGATAGGAGGGTAAATGGCTAATACTACCTCTGGTACAACAACATTTGATAAAACATTTGCCGTTGATGAAATAATAGAAGATGCTTTCGAACGTATCGGATTAAATTCTGTAGCAGGTTATCAACTTAAATCTGCTAGAAGATCTCTTAATATTTTATTTCAAGAATGGGGCAATAGAGGTATTCATTATTGGGAAGTAGGTTCAACTAATCTAGATCTTATTGAAGGCCAGGCAGACTATGATTTTTTTAGGTCTAGTGATGATGGAACGTCAGCTACAACCACAGATCCAGCAAGTGTATTTGGAATGTCCGATGTTCTTGAAGCACAATTAAGATCTAATAGAACTCAGACAACACAATCAGATAGTCCAATGACAAAGGTAGACAGATCTACATACGCAGGATTTTCTAATAAATTATCTAAAGGTACACCTAATCAATATTGGGTAGAGAGATTTATAGATAAAGTTACAATACATATCTATCCAACACCAGATTCAACAAATGCATCTAAAGATATGCACTTCTTTTTTATAAAAAGAATTCAAGATATTGGAGATTATACAAACGCAACTGATGTACCATTTAGATTTGTGCCTTGTATGGTATCAGGGCTTGCATATTATCTAGCACAAAAATACCAACCAAACTTAATTCAACCAATGAAACTTGCTTATGAAGATGAATTTGCAAGAGCATTAGCGGAGGACGGATCAGCTTCGAGCACACACATTACGCCTAAAGCTTATTATCCGGGAACATAATGGCAAAGTACGCAACAGGTAAATACGCAAGAGCAATATCAGATAGATCAGGTATGGAGTTTCCATACAAAGAAATGGTTAGAGAATGGAATGGTGCGTTTGTGCATGTATCTGAATTTGAACCAAAGCAACCACAATTAGAACCAAAACCTATGAATGGTGATTCTATATCTTTACGTAATGTTAGACCTGATAGAGTAGAAACATCTGTTCCAAAACTTTTACCATTAAACCCATTTACCACAACAAATGGATCTGCAACTATAACTGTTGATGAACCTGATCATGGAAGATCAACAAACGATCGAGTTAGATTTAGAGATTCAGAAACAGTAGGTGGAGTTGCAGCAGCAACAATAAATTTAGCTGCAGGTTATTTAATTACTAAAGTAAGTGATGATAAATATACCTTTGCAACTGCTACAACATCTAGTATAAATGAAACAGGAGGAGGTGGTTCTGCATCAGCGGGACCAGTAACGGTAACAGCGTGATTAAAAAAATTAAAAATTTTATTTGTAATTTATTTGGCATTAAACAGTGTGCGTGCCCAGAAGACATGGATGAACATGCAGAGTTATATTTAAAAACACCAGAGCCAGAAACTCCTACGTATACAGATGTTGATGGTAAAGCAGTAAAATGTGGAACACATAGTAGGTACAAAAAAAGCTGTCCTATTTGTAAAGAAGTAGCAGGAGAGGTATAATGGCTGGATTAAGCGCATCAGGACTAAAAACACAGATTAGAAATTATACTGAAACAGATTCGAATGTATTAACAGACGCTGTTTTAGAGAATATAATCTTAAATGCACAGTACAGAATATTTAGAGATGTTCCTATTGATGCAGATAGAAAACAACAGATAGGTAATCTAGTAGCAGGACAAGAGACAATTAATGCACCTGCAGGATGTGTATTTATAAGAGCGATACAGGTCTATGATTCAACATCCGCTACGACAGGAGCGAATGTATTTTTACAAAAAAAAGATGTATCATATCTTCAAGAATATATATCTTCAACAGAATCAGCTAAAAGAGGTCAACCTAAATATTATGCTATGTTTGGTGGTGCTACGGGTGAGTCTGATACTACATCCGGTAGAATGATGTTTGCGCCGGTCCCTGACACAACATACAAATTTAGAGTGCATTTTAATGCGGCGCCTGCATTATTAGAAGGTGATAATACTAATTACATTAGTCTTAACTTTCCAAATGGACTGTTATATTGCTGTCTATCAGAGGCATATGGATTTTTAAAAGGCCCGATAGATATGTTGACTTTGTATGAAAATAAATATAAACAAGAGGTACAGAAGTTTGCTAACGAGCAAGTTGGTAGAAGACGAAGAGATGACTACACTGATGGCGCTGTTCGTATTCCAGTAACCTCGGCAAACCCATAGGAGATTGAAGCATGGCAATAACATCGGCAATTTGTACAAGTTTTAAAGTAGAACTTTTAAAAGGAGTTCATGATTTTACAGCTACAACTGGTAACACTTTTAAAATAGCTTTATATACAAGCTCTGCAACTTTAGGAGCAGGCACGACTGCCTTTTCATCTTCTAATGAAATAACTAATTCATCTGGTACTGCTTATACCTCTGGTGGGGCAACACTAACAAGTATTACACCAACAACTGATAGTACAACAGCAGTTTGTGATTTTACAGATGTTAGTTTTACATCCGCTTCTTTTACAGCAAATGGTGCTTTAATTTATAATAGCTCTGCATCAGGTAACCCTGCGTGTGCAGTAATTGCATTTGGTTCTGATAAAACTGTAACAAGTGGAACTTTTACAATTCAATTTCCAACAGCAGACGCATCTAACGCTATTATCAGGATAGCATAAGGAG